AAGGAGTGGTAGATGATCTCGTTCCCGCGGCCCGGAGGCGAGAAGGACGACAAGGGCAGGTTTACCACGTCACGCGCCGAGATGGGGCGGGAGCATGCGCTCGAGATCCTGAGCAGCCAGAAGTACCGCGACCAGCTCCAGGAGCGCATGGAGGCCGGCGAGGGCGGAGCGATCGAGGTCTGGATCTGGCGCATCGGCTACGGCGACCCGCCGAAGGCGAAGGAGGACTCCGGAGAGGACGAGCAGAGGTTCATTCGGATGCGCGAGCGGCTCCGCGCGTTCATGAAGGAAAGCCCGGAGGAGGCACGGGTCATGGCCGCCATGCTGGCGCAGCAACCGCGCGCATTGCCAGAGCCAAGGCCGGAACCGAAACCCGATGCTGATCCCACGCAGAACGGTTGAGGACGAGTTCGCGCATCTGCTCTCGCCGCTGACCCTGGCGGTCACGACGACGCAGGAGCTCCCAGAGCCGTACCTCTACGCCGCCCACCTAAACTACATCTCAGAACGGCTCGTCCGGCTCCATCAGCGCCAGGGCAAGAAGCGGCTCCTCATCACGGCCCCGCCGCGCCACGGCAAGAGCGAGCTCGCATCGCACTGGTTCCCGACCTACGCCCTCGCGCACGACCCAACGACGAAGATCATCATGACGTCCTACGAGCTCGAGCAGGCCGTGAAGTCCGGACGCGCCGTGCGCCGTTCCGTGCTCGAGAACTACCAGTTCATCGGCGCGAGGCTGATCGAGGACTCGCGCGCGGCACACCGGTGGGAGACGCTCCACGGTGGCGGCATGATCTCGGCTGGCGTCCGGGGCCCGATCACTGGTAAGGGCGCGCACATCGCGATCTGCGACGACCCGATCAAGAACGCCGAGGAGGCGAACAGCTCCACGATCCGCGACGCGGTCTGGGACTGGTGGACGACAACATTCCTCTCGCGCCTCGAGCCGAACCGCCACGGCGAGGACCCGATCGTCATCCTGATCCTCACCCGCTGGCACGAGGACGACCTGGCCGGGCGCGTCATGGCGCAGCCAGACTTCGCGTCCATCTGGGACCACATCCACCTCCCGGCGATCGCGGAGATGGACGATCAGCTCGGGCGCAGGCCAGACGAGGCCCTCTGGGACCGCTTCGACAGGGTGTTCCTCGAGTCAAAGCGCGCTGAGATGGGCTCGCGCGCCTTCCAGGCCCTCTATCAGGGGAACCCCCAGCCGCCGGGCGGAATCGCGATCCAGCGTTCGTGGTGGCGCTACTATGACGCGCCCCCGAAGCCGGAGGAGTTCGATCAGCTCCTGATCTCGGTCGACCCCACCTTCAAGGGCAACTCGGACTCCGACTACGTCGCGATGGGAGTGCTCGGGAGGCTCGGGTCGCAGTTCTACCTGATGGACGTGACCCGCAAGCAGATGAACGGCCCCGACACGATCAAGGCGATCACGGGTTCGACCGGCTACGACAAGCGCTGGGCGAACCTGTGGCTGTGCATCGAGGACACGGCCTCCGGCTCGATGATCTGCGACATCCTCGAGCGTGACCGCGGCCGGGTCATCCGCGGCAAGCACAAGAGCCGGCAGAAGGAGACGCGCCTCTCCTGGCAGGTGAATGGCGCCGCGGCGCTCATCGAGCGCGGCTGCGTCTGGATCCAGAAGGACGCCGGCTGGGCGAAGCAGCTCGTCGACGAGGGCGCCGCCTTCCCGCACGGCAAGCACGACGACATGCTCGACATGCTCGTCCAGGGCCTCGAGCAGGTCCTCCCGCGCGCGTGGTCACACCAGAACTCGATGGTGCGCGATGCGACGCGCCGGCCGCCCCGCGACTACGTGCATCAGCTCTCGCAGCAGTTGCACGCAGCGGTCAAGAAGCGGATCGCACTCAACCAGAAGCAGGCGAGAAAGGCGTCGCAGGCTCAGTTCCCTGGCTTCTAGACAAAGGGTGTACTCTTTCGAGGACAGCGATGGGATTCTTTGATTGCCGCGGCTGCAAGGCGAAGGACAGCGAGATCCTCCATCTCTACGGTCAGCTCGACAAGCTCCAGGCGATGGTCGAGAAGGCGAACGCCCGCGTGGCCGAGCTTGCGGAGCCTGGCATCTCGATGCGCCTCGCCGGAGCAGACCGCGCCGGCGTGAAGGGGCCAGCGCCGCCGCGCATCGTGGGCCGCCCGCTGGCGGACGGCTTCCCGGGGTACGCCAGGGAACGCAAGGCCGGGCCGCACGTCCAGCTCGATGAGGGTGGTGGGTCATGATGCAGGAGGTGGAGTTCCATGTTCCGGCGAGCGAGGCCGGCATGCGCGTCGTGACCTTCTGCCCGCTCTGCAAGGCGCAGATCGTTACCCATCTCTTCGTGACCACCCAGGACGCACTGATCGAGCACATGAACACGATGCACCAGTGCCGAGCCGGCTGCGCGGGTGAAGCATGAGGTCGATCGTCCAGAAGGAGGCGTGGCGCAAGACGCCGACCTTGCTCGACGAGGACGGCGACATCCGCGGTTGGATGGAGAGGCATCTGGATTACACGTCTCCGCGGAGGCGCTGGCAAACCCAGGGGGCTGCTCTGAAATTGTGGTTCTACCTGGGGAGGCAGTGGATTGTAGCCAGGACGCAGTTGGCGGAGCATTCGGGTGGCTACCACTTCGAGGACATCCACCGCGAGTCGAGCGCCGCCTTCCCGCAGCCCGTCACGAACCTGATCGCGCCGGCTGTCGACAACGAGGTCTCTCGCCTCTCCCGCAAGGAGTACGTCCCCGACACGAGCGCCGGCAAGAACAAGCCGGAGTACATCGCCGCCGCCCGCCTCGCCAAGAACATCCTGATGCACGAGATGGGACAGCAGATATGGGACGACAAGCGCGAGCACCTGGTCCTCAACCTGTGCATCGACGCCGTGGCTATCTGCCGGACGTCGTGGGACGAGAACGACATCGAGCAGACGCTCGTGGCCGCTCCCGAGGCCGTGAGCTGCCCGGCGTGCAAGCGCTTCTTCGCGTCGCCCAAGATCCCGCGCGACTTCCTCGAGACGGGGATCCCGGATGAGCAGGGCATGTTCGGCCCCGTGAAACACCGCGAGACGCTCCGGGCAGTCGAGCCAACCGGCGAAATGAGCATGAGCCAGGCCGACATGCTCGGGCAGGCCGAGATGGCGCACTGCCCGTACTGCGACGACATGTCCCTGCTCAAGCCCTTCGAGATGTCGCCGGAGGAGGCCGTGAGCGAGGACCGCTTCGGCCGTCCGATGGGCCTCATGGTGCCGCGCGGCGAGGGCGCCATCGAGGTCATCTCGATCCACGAATACTACCCGGAGAATGGCGGGATCGGCGTCGAGCCTCACGAGCAGCGCGTCATGTCGCAGTGCAAGGTCCGGCCGCTCGAGTGGATCGCTCTTCGTTACCCGGAGTTCCGCGACAAACTCGACCCAGAAGACCCGGCGCAGCTCCTCCGCTACAACCCGCTCTACGCCGACCGCATCTTCCAGGGGGGAGGGGGTGGCTATGGTCTAGGCTCCGGGTACGAGGCCTACTACAACCACGCCCGCGTGTTCGAAACGATCATCCCGCCGCAGCCGATGGAGGGGCTCGAGAAGGGGGCCCACTTCGTCAGGGTAGGCGACGAGGTCGCGAGGCGCGAGCTGTGCGTCGAGGTCGAGGGCGAGTCGGGCTTCCGGCTGGTGCCGCGCGTCAAGTACCACTTCGCCCGGTTCAAGCGGATGCCGGGCAACTTCTGGGGCCGCAGCTTCGTCGACGACATGATCCCGCTCCAGCGACGCCTGAACGAGCTCGACGCCCAGGTGATCGACCTGCGCGAGCGCGGCATCCCGACCGTGTGGCTCCCCGAAGGCGCCGAGGTCTACACGCGCGACGACCAGACCGGTTCGTTGCGCATGGTGAACTACGACGGCGTGTCGCCGACGTGGACGCCCAAGGAAGCGGTCATGAATGGGATCCCGCTCACGGGATCCGTCTACTCCGAGGAGCGCGCCCAGATCCTCCGCGACATGCAGGCCCTCGGCTCACCGCAGGACATCGAGATGGGCCAGGCGCCAGGCGCCGTCAAGACCACATCGGGCCTGATGCTGCTGTCGGAGGAGGCGAGTCGCAAGCGCGCACCGCGCGAGCGCGCGATGCTCAAGCTCTACGAGGGGGTGTTCGAGCACTTCCTTCAGATGACGTGGGCGTTCAGGAAGGAGGATGCCAGCTACGAGGTTCAACGCGAAGGGAAGGTCTACGAGCAGGAGAGCTACAAGGGCACGGATCTGCTTGGCGACATCCGCGTCGAGATGGCTGCGCGTGTTGGCTACGATCAGACTCTCTACAACAAGGAGGCGACCGCGGAGGCTCTCACGCTCGGCCTGTACAAACTGACCGATCCGGCCGCAGTCGACAAGTGCCTGGACCTGATGAAGCTCCCGAAGGACGTGAACGAGAACCAGACGCTCCAGATCGAGCGCGCGAATCAGGTGTGGTCGAAGTTCATGAAGGAGCGCGAGATCCCGAACATCGACCCGACGCTCCACGATCCCCTGACGTGGTTCGCGGTCCTCGGGAAGCGGTGGCACGAGGACGATGCCTACATCCTCCAGCGCCGATGCGGATGGAACGATCTCCTGCCGGCGATCGTGTCGTGGCCGGAGAAGCTCGC